CTAACTACGAACCAAGAGTTAGTTTAAAAAATGTTCAAATAAATGCAGACAATGATAATGCTTCATTTGATGCTACTATTACATATAGTATTATAGGTGCAGATGTTGCACCACAGCAACTACAATTCGCCTTACAATCAACTCGATAAGATGCCGTTAGTTAATTTTTCTAACCTCGATTTTGATGAGGTTAAGACATCACTTAAAGATTACCTTAGGTCAAACTCCGATTTTACGGACTATGACTTTGAAGGATCTAATTTATCATCCATTTTAGACGTATTAGCATACAATACCTACATTACTTCATACAATGCCAACATGGTAACCAATGAAGTATTCATTGATAGTGCTACTTTAAGGGAAAATGTAGTTGCATTAGCAAGAAATATAGGTTATAACCCAAGATCTAGAAAAGCATCTACTGCAACTATCAGTTTTTTCGTTGATTTGACGGGTGTTACCCCTGCTCCTGCAACTTTAACCTTAAATAAAGGTCCAGTAGCATCAACCGCAGGTCAAACAGGAACAAATTCTTATGTTTTTTGCATCTTAGAGGACATTACAGTACCTGTTACCACTGATTCTGATGGAAATGCGACTGCTTTCTTCAATAATATTAAAATTTCCGAAGGAACTCTGATAACAAACGCATTTACTTTTACGTCAATCAACCCAAATCAGAAATTTATACTTCAAAATACAGGAATTGATACATCTTTAATGACTATAACTGTAAAAGGCAACTCATTTGCTACTACAGGGACAAAATATAGTGCTCAAGACAGTCTTTTTGATATTACATCAGGATCTACAGTGTATTTTCTTCAAGAAGTAGAAGATGAAAGGTATGAACTTTTCTTTGGAGATGATATTTTTGGTAAAAAGTTAGAAGAAGGCAATTATATTACTGCAGAATACATTGTATGTGATGGTGAAGGGGCAAATGGTATTAATAACTTTACTTTTGCAGGAAGATTATCATATATTAGAAATTCTCAGTCTTATTCTGTGACAACAGGTGTTTCTTTATTAACCACAGACCTTAAATCCTCAGGTGGAGAGACTATTGAGACTGTAGAGTCAATTAAAAAGTTTGCACCCCGCATTTATGCCTCTCAAAATAGAGCCGTTAGTGCTAGTGACTATGAAACTTTAATTCCAAGTAAAATATATCCCGAAACTGACTCTATTTCTGTTTTTGGAGGAGAAGAAATGATTCCTCCTCAATACGGCAAGGTCTTTATTAGTATAAAACCACGAACAGGAGACTTTTTACCAAATTTAATTAAAGAAAATATAAAAACTAAACTTAAAAAGTATGCAGTTGCAGGGATTGTCCCAGAAATCCTTGATTTAAAGTATCTTTATATTGAAGTTGACTCAAAAATTTACTATAACACCAATTTAGCACCCTCTGGTGAGTATGTTTCTACTTTAGTCCAAGAAAATGTCGAATCTTATGCAGAATCTACTGAATTAAATAGATATGGTGCAAGATTTAAGTATAGTAAATTCTTAAAAGTGATTGATGAGAGCAATGCTGCCATTACATCCAATATCACAACTCTACAGATGAGAAGAGATATGAGAGCAGTATTAAATAGTTTTGCAGAGTACCAAATTGGGTTTGGGAATGAATTTTATATTAAAAGCATGAGTGGATATAATATTAAATCTACTTCATTCCGTATAAGTGGTATTGCTCAAGATATTTACTTATCCGATGTTCCAAATTCTAATAGATTAACAGGATCAATCTTTTTCTTTACCCTTCCTTCTCCTAATTCTACCTCTCCAACTATTATAAGGAGAAATGTGGGTACTATTGATTATAAGAACGGTGTTATTACCTTAAATCCTGTTAATATACTTTCTGGTAAATTAAAAGATGGACAAACTATTATTGAATTGTCTGCATGTCCTAAATCCAATGATGTGGTTGGATTACAGGATCTTTATTTGCAACTAGATACTAGTAATAGTAATTTTGAAATGATTGTTGACGACATTGCTTCAGGAATGGATCCCGCAGCATCAAATTATACCGTAACATCCAGCTATCACAACGGGAACTTAGTAAGATAATAAAATGCCACAATCTAGAGTTAAGTTTAGCAACATTGTACAAAATCAACTTCCTGATTATGTTCAGGATGAATTTCCTTTAGTTGCAGAATTCTTAAAGAGTTATTATCAAGGTCAAGAGTATCAAAGTGGTCCTCTAGATTTAATTCAGAATATTGATGAATATATTAAAGTTAGTAAATTAACTAATCTTACTAAGTCTGTAATATTAGACACTGAATTAAATTATAGTGATGATGAAATTGTTATTGATCTAGTTAAATCACCTCAAGGAACAAGAGGATTTCCTGAAACTTATGGTTTATTAAAAATTGATGATGAAATTATTACATATACTGAAAAAACGGATACAAAGTTTACTGGATGTGTAAGAGGTTTTAGTGGAGTTACATCTTATGATAAAAAGGGAACCACAGATGAGTTAGTTTTTGAAACCACGGATATTGAGACTCATGAATCTGGATCTACAATTACTAATTTAAGTGATTTATTCCTTGAGCAATTTTTAACAAAAGTAAAACGTCAATTTACTCCTGGATTAGATACTAGAGATCTTCATAGTGATTTAGATCAAAATATTTTTATTAAACAATCAAAAGATTTCTATTTAACTAAGGGTAGTGATAGATCATTTGAAATATTATTTAAAGCTTTATACAATGAAGATGTAAGGATAGTTAGACCTAGAGACTTCCTTTTCACGCCTTCTAACGCCCATTGGAGGGTCACTGAAGACCTAGTAGTAGAGGCTATTAGTGGAGATCCAAATCACCTTGCTAATTCTACTTTATTCCAACAACCTTATGGCGAAAATATTAATAAAGCATATGCACCCATAACAGATGTTAAACCTATAGATGTTGGATATGGGCAGACCTATTATAGACTTAGTATTGACGCAGGTTATAATAGAGATATTAGAGTTGCTGGTGCAATTTACGGAGATTTTAATGTACAACCAACAACTAGAGTAATTGGTGCAGTATCAGCAGGATCTACGGTACTTAATGTAGATTCTACCGTAGGATTTGCTGCAACAGGAGGAGATTTATATATTCCTTATTCTGATGGAACTACAGGAGTGGTTTCTTATACTTCTAAGTCATCAACACAGTTTTTTGGGGTAGGTGTAGCAGATGCTGGAGTAGATTTAGATATTTCTGATGCAACTACTATTGGAATTAATACTTTTGCATATGGTCAATCAAATATAGATGAAAATGAAACTGTAACTGTCAGAATTAACTCCGTATTAAATAAATTTAATTATTCTGATGATACTCATTACTATTCTTCAGGGGATACTGTTAAATTAAAAACTTTAGGTATTTCTGATAATGAATTTAAGGCAAAAAATTGGTTTTATAATATTTCTCCAACTTATAAAGTTAAAAGTATCGAATTGATCGATTCTTCGGATAATACTTATAAATTTAATTTATTTGTAGACCATTGTTTTAGGTTTGGTGATAATGGTGTTATAATAGATGATACTAATGTTGAGAAAGTAACAAGTATTGTCAATATAGATTCTAGTAAGTCCATAGTTGTAAGAGGTCAAGGAAGTTTAAATTCCGCAAAGACATTTACAATTAAACGTTCATTATTAATTGCAGATTCTAATAGTTTCCCCGAAAGTTCCATTTATAATACCAATGTTCAAAATGTTTATAAGAAAGAAGATACTCTTTTAGTTGCTTCTCCTTCATTACCCACATATAATGGTCAACCCATTAATGTTTTCGGTCAAACTGTTAAATTTACAGGTACTTTCCAAGGAAGTGAATTTAATATAAAACCAGTAGGTGATCATGGTTTCTACACTGGAGATGAAGTATATTATATTCCTGAAAAAGTTAATTATGAGTATTTTGATTCTTTAGGAAATAAAAAAACAGGTGTAAAAGTAAATTCTTCTTTATTTGCAGGTGATATTGGTTATATTATTACTGGAGAGGCAAATGGCGAAGATGTTGAAGATAGAATACCTCCAAACGAAGGATTATTCTTCATTTATAGAATTGATGAAAATAATGTAAAAATATCAAAAAGTAGAGTCGATCTTTTTAATGAAACTTTTGTTTCTATTGATAATTCTATTTCTGTAACCAATTGCAAGTTTATACCAAATGATTTTAAGTATAAAACATTAGAATCTCAACAAATTTTAAGAGAAGTTGCTCCTCCTGTAAATGACGGAAATGTAAGATCTACAGAACCAGGATTTACTGGAATTTTGATAAATGGAGTTCAAATCTGTAACTATAAGTCGAGAGATTTTGTACATTATGGAAAAATTGAAAAAATCGATGTAAATGCTTCTGGTGATGATTATGATATTATTAATCCACCACTTTTAAATATTAGTGATAGTATTGGAACGGGTGCGACTGGATGTGTTGCAGTTTCTGGTAATCTTAAGGAAATTAGACTTTTAGATTCTGGATTTGATTATAAAAATATTCCCACTATAACAATTGAAGGTGGAAATGGATTAGGAGCAGAAGCTTCTGCAAATATGAAGGATGTGGTTTATTCTGTTTCCTTTAATTCTCAATCTGATGTTGGTTTAGGTACTACTGCATATAATTCTTATGAAATTGGATTTGGAACATATCATAAATTTAATAATTTTGAAGAAGTTGTATATAAGAATGATGGTCAGAAAAATGTTGGAGGATTAAGCACAGATTCTACATATTTTGTTTCTAACGTAGGATTAACAAGTGCTAAACTTTTCCCTACTCAAAAAGACGCTCTTTCAGGTATTAACACTGTCGAATTTACCTCATTCGGTATAGGAAAGCAATTTATTAATCCTGTTAAGAAAAAAACAGTTGTAGATAGTATTACTGTTACTTCTACAGGATCTGGATATGAAAATAAGAAGAGAACTGCTTTAAGTTCAGGAATAAGCACTGCTTCTAATGAAATTAGTATTATAGGTCATGATTATAAATCTGGCGAAATAGTTAATTACGTAGAATTTTCAGATACAGTTATTGGTGGACTTTCTACAGATACACAATATTATATCACTTCAGTAGATAATAATAATTTTAAATTATCCCAAGTTGGAGTTGGAGTTACCACTAAATCTTTCTACTATGATAATAAACAGTATATTGATTTTACAACAGCAGGGGTAGGAACTCACACCTTTAATTATCCTTCAATTTCTGTAAAAGTAGTAGGAGAAGTTGGAATAGCATCTACAGGGACTGAAACTTTTGGATGTAAGGTTCAACCAATATTCCGAGGAGAAATAACTTCTATACATCTTATAGACCAAGGTGTGGGATATGGATCTTCTGAAATTATTAATTTTAATAGACAACCACAAGTTACTTTAGTATCAGGAAAAGAAGCTCAATTACAACCAGTTGTAGTTAATGGATCTATTACTGAAGTTGTGGTAATGAGTAAAGGGCAGAAATATAATGCTGCACCTACTTTAACTTTATTGGGTGATGGTATAGGTGCTGTAATAACTCCAGTTTTTGAGAATAATGAACTTACTGATGTAAAGGTTATTCATGGGGGAAATGGATATGATCAAGCATCTACTTCTATTAGTATTGATTTTCCTGGATCTGGAGTTGATATAAAACCCATTCTTCAGAGTTGGAGAGTTAATTTATTTGAGAGAAATTTTGATAATGTTACAGGAGATGATGGATATATTGCTCATGAATTTAATCCAGGATATGGTCTTCAATATTCTCATCTATATGCACCTAGAGTGTTGAGGGAATCTGTATTTGCAAATAATCAAGAAGGACAACCTTTATATGGAGATAAAGATTTAAAACAACTTAATGGATTAGAAGTTGCATCTGATCAACACTCTCCTATTATTGGATGGGCATATGACGGTAATCCAATTTATGGTCCTTATGGATATGTGAAAAGATCTGGTGGAATAGTGACTCAAATGAAGTCTGGTTATTCTATAGATTTACAATCACAAAGACCTCCTGTTGGAAATTTTCCTGAAGGATTTTTTGTAGAAGATTTTTCTTATAAGAAAGTAAGTGATGAAACTATTCTTGATGAAAATAACGGAAGATTCTGTGTTACTCCTGAATATCCCAATGGGACTTATGCATATTTTACTTCAATTGATTCAGGTGCTACCGAAAGTTCTGGTCCTTTTGACAGATATAAAAAACCAGTATTCCCATATCTAATCGGTGAAAATTATAGATCAATTCCTAATGACTTTAACTTTAAAAATTTATCAAATCAAACTAGTATAGATTTACAGAAATCTGGATGGAAAAGAAATACTGCTTCTTACAATTTAATTGAAGGAAAAACACAATATGATTATGTGTATATTCCTGATGATTTATCTCAAACCATTGATATTAAGTCAGTAAGTCCAGGTTCAGTTGAAAAAATTGGAATTGAAACGGGAGGAATTTTATATAATGTTGGAGACAGTGTTAATTTTGATAATGATGATACTTCAGGAAGAGGTTTGGTTGCAAAAGTTTCTGTTATTGAAGGAAAAGCAGTTGATACTATAAGTGTTGCTACAAGTTCTATTAGTGGTGTTGAAGTTTATCCTGGTGAGAAGAGTGGGACTTATCTTTTTGTTTCTGACAATCCTCATAATTATAAGAATTTAGATGGTATTGTTGTATCTGGATTATCAACCACTTCATCTAACATTCAAGGATTCTATAATGTTGGAGTAAGAAGTGATCGTTTTGTAGTAACTGGTGTTGGAACTACCTCTTCTGGAATAGGAACAGATGGAGTAACAGGATTAGTTACTTATGTTAGTGTTAATGGAAACCTAACTTACCCTTCTATCTCTCCTAATGATATTTTAGGAATTGGTACAGAAAAGGTAAAGGTTTTAAATGTAGATAAAGAACGTTCTAGAATTAGAATATTAAGAACAGCAAGTGGAACAGTTTCTGCTGCTCATACAGTTAGTTCATTCTTCTTCCAAAATCAACGTAGATTAACTGTTGATGCAGGATTTAAGACAACCTATTCATCTAATAGGAATAGACAAATTTACTTTAATCCCACTGAAACAGTTGGATTAGGTACAACTGCTGGTGTTGGTATTGGAACTACTTTATCCTTCTCAAATCCAGGTGCTGGAATTAGCGAAATCTTTATACAAACAAAAGCACTTTATATTCCAGGACATGATTTAAATACTGGTGACAAATTAACATACTCTCCTAATACTGGATCTGGTATTGTAGTTCTAGAGGAAGGTGCTTCTTATCCTAGTGGGATAACAACATTAGCAGATGGAGATACATTATATGCTGCTAGAATAGATGACAATCTAATTGGGTTATCCACTGTTAGAGTTGGTTTAGGTACAACAGGTAATTTTGTTGGAATAGCAAGCACTCATCAAAGTTCTAGTACTTTATTCTTTGCAGGTAACCCTGTAGGAACAGGAATTGGTACTGGAGTCTACCATAGTTTTAAAACAAATTATGAACCCATTACAGCAGAACTTACTCGTAATTTAATAACAGTATCTGCTGCAAGTTCTCATGGATTAACTAATAATGATGAAGTAACTGTTGATGTAAATCCTGGTATTTCTACCACCTTTACAGTCAAATATAATGACTATAATAGAAGGTTTATTTTAACTCCAAAGTCATTTACTGCTGCTGGAGTTAATACCACCACAGATACCTTCACATTGACTGACCACGGGTTTGTAAGTGGTCAAAAGATAATTTATACATCTGATAGTCCTATAGAAGGTTTGGTGGATGATGGTTTGTATTATATTGTAAGACTTGATGATAATAAATTTAAGTTATCAGATAGTTACTACAATTCTACTTTATCTAAGCCAATTATTGTTGGTATAACTAGCACATCTGCAGGTGTAATTAATCCTGTCAATCCACCATTAGATGTATATAAAGATTCTACGGTTTCGTTTGATCTTTCCGATTCTTCGTTATCATATACAGTTCAAGGTACTCAATATTCTGCTTTTGAGTTAAATTTTTATACTGATGGTAATTTTACAAATGTTTGGGATAATGATCCAGAATCTACAGGATTTAATGTTACTAGAACAGGTAATGTAGGAATAACTGCTGATGCAAAAGTTACTTTAGAAGTAACTAAAAATATTCCAGAAATTTTATATTATCGTCTTGATCCTATTTACGAAGCAAATCTTCCAGTAGTTAAAAAAGAAATCATTGTAGATAAAGAAGTTATTTCTAATAATGAGGTTATATCTAAAGTTTCTCTTTATAATGGAAACCAAAAGATCACTACTGCCTCTACAACAGCATTTACTTATACAATTGCAGTAACTCCAGAGCAAGTATCTTATGCAGGTACTATAACCGATGTAGAATATACTACTACTTCAACAAGTGCTTATGGAACTATAAAGGACATTGAAGTAAAGAATGGTGGTACAAATTATTATTCTTTACCTGGCATAACAACTATTACTTCTGCGGTAGGTAGTGGAGCTGTTATTGAACCAATAAGCACTTCTATAGGTAAAATAAAAACTACAAAAATTGAAGACATTGGATATACTTTCCCATCCGATTCTACACTAGAACCAAGTGCATTATTACCTCAAATTATTGATATCGTATCTCTTGCTTCTTTTGACTTTATTGGAATAACATCAGGTGGTCGTGGATATGGAGTTGCACCAAAACTTGTTATTCGTGATGGAAGAACTAAGAAAATTATTACTGATGCAGATCTCAAATATTCTTTAGGTGATACAAATGTAACTATACTTAAAAATCCTACTGGAATGAGTAGGTCTTATAATCCAACATTAATTCCTTATCAGAATAGTAATGGTGTTGGAATTAGCACTGTTGGATTTAACACAATTACCAAAGATGCCTTTGTTAAATTATCAGTAGGATTTAGTACTGCAGATATGTTCCCATTTGTAGTGGGTGATACGGTAATGATTGAGAATGTGAGTATTGGTGTTGGATCTACAGGTAAAGGATATAATTCTGCTGATCATGATTATAAGTTATTCACTGTAAATGCAGTTGATGCTAATATTGGTGGAATTGGTGCAACTATTAGTTATAGCATGTCTGCAGAGTATCCTGATGATGGTACATTCCCAGGAACTTTTGATGCTAATAATTCAGCAGGAAGAATTATTCCTGAAAAATATTTCCCACAATTTGATATACAATTAGGAACTAATGATTATCTAGAAGGAGAAACTGTAACATCTGGATCTGCTTCTGGTACTGTAGAGTCTTGGAATTCTGAAATTGGAATATTAAAAGTTTCTTCCAATAAAGATTTCGCCGTTAATGATATTATTAAAGGAGAAACATCTACAACTCAAGGAATAGCATCATCCATAAGATCTTTTGAGTCTAACTTAGATTTGGAATCAACTTCTAGAGTAGATAATGGATGGCAAACTGATTCTGGTGTTCTTAATTATAATATGCAAAGATTGCAAGATAGTTTATATTATCAAAACTTTTCTTATGCAATAAGATCTAGAGTTGAAGAAGAGAAGTGGGATAATGCAGTAAGTACTTTAAATCATACCTTAGGATTTAAAAAATTCTCTGATTATCAATTAGAATCAAATTTAACTAATCCTAGAGAGTTAAGAGTTGGTGTAAGCACCGAACTTACTTCTATTGACATAGTTACAGATATTATTGGAGTTGGTGATTTGAATTGTGTATATGATTTTGATTTAGTAACAGAAAACTCCCGTGATATTGGTTCTACTTTCTTCTCTGATGAAATAATATTCTCTAGTAGAATATTGATGGATTATCAAGAATCAGTTGGTAACCGTGTTCTTTCTATTGATGATATGAGTGGATCATTCAATAGTAATCCAAGAGCAACCAAGTATAGTGTCGCTAATACATTTAAGTTAGATGATGTAAGAGCACAAAAGTATATTACTTATGTTGTAGACAAGAGATATACTCAACAAAGACAGTTGATGTTGGTTACTCTTCTTCATGATGGAACATTTGGTTATATGAATCAATATGGAAGAGTTGAGAGTGTTTATGATCAAGGTTCATTTGATTTCCAAATTGCAGGATCAGAAGGTAAATTATTATTCTATCCTACAAAATCTGCTGTAAATGATTATGATATTACTGCTTTAGCATTTAATTTAAATGATAATTATTTGGGAATTGGAAGTACTGCTTTAGGTGGTATTGCTGATATTAATACATCAAGTGTAAAGGTTCCATCAGGAACTCAGACAACAGTTGTAGGAATTGCAAGCACATATCGTTCTGTTAAAGTTCTTGTCGAAATTAGTCCTGATATCGCTGCTGATGAAGGATTTAATAGTACTGAATGGGAGTTTACCGAACTCAACGTAATTCATGATGGATCAACTGTTGATCTATTGGAGTATGGTGAATTAACTACAACTCAAGGAGGATATTCGGATCCAGGATTTGGAACTTTCTATCCTTATCTTTCAGGAAAAGATTTAAAGGTTGACTTTATTCCTAATGCAGGAATAGGTACGACTTGTGTAGTTAATACTATTCAGGTTGCTATTAGTAGTGAGTCCTCTTCTGGCATTGCTACTGTTGATATGAATCATGCTCAGATAGTAGCAAAGACAAAGAGTATTGCTGCTTCAGGAACTCCTATTGCAGTCCCAGTTGCGGAATATTCAAATGATTATGATGCAGCATATTTCACAGCTCAAGTATCTGATACAACTAATAACTTCTATCAGATGTCTGAAATTATAATTGTTGATAATTATATTGAAGATCCTTCTGAATCTGTCACAACCTATGATACACAATATGGAACTGTTGTTGTTAATAATGCTTCTGAATTAGGAATATTTACTAGTGGAGTTAGCGGTCTTGGAACGGTTTCTTTATACTTCCAACCTAATGCAAATATTGACGTAGAAGTTAAAACCGTTATGAATGCATTAAAGAATGTTGTTGCTAATAAAGATGAAATTAACTTTACTAATGCTACAATTACTAGTGGTCTTGAAGAGTACTTTGGTACTGAAAGAGATATTAAGAGAGCATTTAACTTAACTCATGATAATAAGAATATTTTTGAAAGATATTTCTTAGCAAATGATGCCAGCATTGTTAGTGTTGCTAATGACACTATTACTATTCCAGATCACTTCTTTGTTACTGGAGAGGAGGTTACATATAGACATGTTGGATCTGCAGCTTCTGGTATTGGAATAGCAGCTACAGATGGATTTGCTGGTGTTGGAGAAACTACATTCCTTCCAGAGACGCTTTATATTGTCAAGGTTAATGCTGATACCCTTAAGATAGCAGAGACCGCACAGAAGGCGTTAAAGGTCGTTCCTGAGACTGTAGATATTACTAGTGTAGGTATTGGAACTTCTCACCTATTCATTGCTAAAAATCAAAATGCAAAGGCACTCATAGCTCTTGATAATATTATACAATCTCCTGTTGTATCTACGGCAGTAACCACTACTCTTTCTAACAATGCTTTTGCTGTAGATAATATTATAGAATTTAGTGGAATTACTTCATTCTTTGGTGCTGATTTAATTAAAGTTTCATCAGGAAGCACTTCTGAAATAATGAAGATTGAAGGAGTTGGTATTGGTAGCACTAACTTTATAAGAGTACGTAGAGAATGGTTGGGAAGCACTTTATCTGGGTTTGCTACAGGTTCTTTGGTGACTAAGATTTTTGGTAATTATAATATTGTTAATAACGTATTAACTTTTGCTGAAGCACCTTATGGTAATGTTCCTTTAAGTAGCACAACTAATCCACCTGATTCTAGGGATTGGGTCGGAATAGCAACTGGTTCTCATTTCCAAGGAAGAACATTTATGCGTTCTGGAGAGACTGATTCTTCAAATGAAGCATATACAGAGAATTATGTATTTGACAGTATTTCATCTAAGTTTAATGGAATAGACAATACTTTTGCATTAGAATCGGATGGTGCAGCAGTCACAGGAATTCAAACTGATACTGTAATTCTGGTTAATGATATATTCCAAGGAAACGGAAGTACTTATGATTATACAATCTCACAAGTAGGTTCTGGTTCCTCCATTGTCTTTACAGGAACTGCTACTTCTATTAGTTCAGATCCAAATGGTTCCAATCTTCCTCTAGGTGGAATAATTGTTTCTGTTGGATCTAGTGAAGGATTTGGATATCAACCATTAATTTCTGCAGGTGGAACAGCAATTGTAGGTTGTTCGGGAACAGTTAAGTCTATTAGTATTGGTAACACAGGTTCTGGATATAGATCTGGAATCCAAACAGTTAATGTTTCTATTCAGCAAGAAAGTTTAACAGGAACAGATATTGTTGCTATTGGTACTGCTACTATTGAAGGTGGTTATATTACAGGAACTGCAGTAACTAATCCTCACATATTCTACAAACCAAGAACTATTGCTAATGTAGGATATAACTCTATGACAGGTCTTACTACAGTAACAACTGCAACTGCTCATGGATTAGCATTAGGTAATGAAGTAAGTCTTTCTGGTATTGCCTTTACTTGTGATTATTCGCCACGATTAGGAATTAGTGCGGTAGGTTATAATACTATGACAGGTATTATGACTGTTACAACTCCTACTGCACATGGTTACAAGACAAGTGGTAAGACAAGCGTTGTAGTATTCACTGGATTAGCATTTACTTGTGCATTAGATGGAGGTACTTCTACTCACTATTACCCTCGTGGACAGGACTTAGCATATGATACGTCTGTTGCAATCGCTGCAACCGATTCTACGACCATTACAGTGGACGTTGGTTATAGTGGTCGTGCTGATCAATATACTCATAGTTTTGTAGGTGTTGGAACAAGTGCTGTAATTGTTGGTGGAGACTATAATCATCAATTTGTAAGTGCTGCAAGCAGTGCAGTTATTAGTGGTGGTGACTATGAACACACCTTTGTGAGTGTGGGTGTTGGTACTATTACAATTGCAGGTATTGGATCTACGGTTGTTACAGATGCATCCTACACTGCCTCAACTGGTGAGTTGGTATTAACTATAGGAACTGGTCATACTTACACTACTGACAATCTGGTAGGTATTGGAACAAGTGCTTTAATCTTTACTTGTTCTATGGATAATAATTCAAGTCAGAAGAATTATCCAAGATCTACTGATCCAATTATTAGTATCGGTAATACTGCAATTACTGCAACCACAGATACTACATTTACTGTGAATGTTGGTGCATCTCCATTAGTATACTTTGATGTATCTAATGCAACTTACGATGCTAATAGTGGAATTTCTACTCTTACTATTGGTTCTCATTCATTAACTACATCAACAAGTATTAGGTTAGCTAATGATAGTTTGACCTTTAGATGTGCAATGGATGATTATTGTTCCTTACATACGTATCCAAGATCTACCGATCCTGGATTTAGTACTGCTTTAGGAATTACAACAACTACTGCAGATACAATCAGTATTAATGTAGGTGTTTCTACTATTGTTAAGTATAGTGTAACTGATGCTGATTATAATGCCACAACAGGTATTATGACCATGACAATTGGATCTCATACCTTAAAGACTGGTACTAATATTAAGATAGCAACTGAATCTTTAACCTTTACATGTGCTAAGGATGGTAATTCTACTACCCATCGTTATCCTAGAAAACCAGATCCTACTTATGGTGGAACTCCAGTAACTAAGGTTAATAGCACTACTCAGTTTGAGGTCAATATTGGTATATCTACTGTAGAATCTTTCTATGTTGGATTAGGATCTGTCCAAGCAGCAATAATTGCTCCTAGAGCAAATAACAATTCTGCAAGTAAGACTGATCCTGCAGCAAACAGTGCTACTGTATTGGATGTTATTGATAGTAAGACATTTATCACAAATACTGGTATATCCACTCTAGCTCACTATTACAATAGAGGTGGAACTTTAGAAAAACCACTAGATGTTATATTTGATGATCCAGAGTCTTATTCAGATCTTGCTTTAGAATATGCATCTAATTCTTCTGGAATTGGAACTGCTGCAACTATTGATGTGGTAGTAGGTCAAGGATCAAGTATTGTATCATTTACTGTTCAGGAGACTGGATATGGTTATGGGGATGGAGAAAGTTTAACTGTACCTATAGGAGGCACAACAGGAATTCCAACAACTTCTGGTTATAAAGAATTCTTACTTGATATTAACGAAACCTTTAGTGATGAATTTACTGGTTGGTCAATTGGTCTTCTTGATATGCTTGATAACTGGGATGATGATTTTGATGGTTCGACCAAGACATTCCAATTAAGTGATAATGGAGATTTAATTTCTATTAGAGCTGCTAAAGGATCTCAGATCAATGTTCAGGATATTATTCTTATTTGGATTAATGATATACTACAAGTTCCTGGAAAGTCATATACTTTTAATGGAGGTAGTGTAGTTACCTTTACAGAGGCTCCTAAGAAGGATGATAAGTCTAAAGTTATCTTCTATAAGGGAAGTGGTGATCAAGACGTTGTTGCTAGAGAAATTATTGAAACAGTTAAGACTGGTGATAATTTAACTATTGAAAGTAATTACCCACAAGATTGGTATTTACAAGAAGATAAGAGAATTGCTCTTAGTGTTGATTCTACTGATATTGTTAGTACTAATGCATATTATGGTCCAGGTAACAGTGCTGACGAAACTTTTGAAAGACCTGTTGTATGGTGTCGTCAAACAGAAGATAAGATTATTAACGAGAAACCTATAGGAAAGGATAGAGAGTTATATGAACCTCAAATTGCTCCATTTGGATATATCACAAAGACTGTTGGTATAGGATCAACCACAATTTACGTGGATCAATTAAGACCGTTATTTAATCCACAAAATGAAAGACAAGATACTACTGATCTTGGTTTCCAAAATAAAGTTAAATTCTTTAACCAAGGAGTGAAGGTTGGTGCTGCAGGAACTGCTATCGTATCTGCTGCAGGTACTATTTCTTCTGTTGACATTACAGACGGGGGTGTGGGTTACACTACTGCTACAGTAAGTTTTGCTTCTACTGTCGGTGTTGGTACTACTACGCAAGCATTTGGTAATGTAACTATTAGTGCTACAGGAACTGTAACTGGTATTGCGATTACAAGTCCTGGTGTTGGATATACTCATACTAATGTACCTTCTGTTCTTATAAGTCCTCCAACTTATGTTGAGGAAATTAATCAAGTAGGTGCTTATAGTGGAGATCAGGGTGTTATCGTTGGATTTGGAACTACTACTATCAGTTCTAAAGATCAAATGATCTTTGATTTCTATATTCCCGAAGATTCATTCTTAAGAGAAGGTGCTATTACAGGAACTGCTGTTACAATTAGTGGAATTGGAACTAATGATATATTTGTTGTTAGGGGATCTAATGTAGGTAATGCAAGCACTTCAATTACATCTGTAGATTCTGGTTCTAATACAGTAGGAATAGGAACATCCTTTATAGATAATGTATATTCTGTAAATACATATGAAATTGTTAATAGACCTTCTTCTGTTAATAGTTCAGGTGTAGGTATAGGAACTACTTATTGTGCTAGAGTATTTGCTACAATTACCAGTGACTTCTCATGGGGAGGTACAGGAATTGAAACTTCTAACTACTATGGTACATATAGTTGGGGAAGAATTGATTTAACTTCAAGAGCAGGATTAAATTCTTATACTGCATATACTGAAGGGGGAATTGGTGGAATTACTACATCTACAATCGTAGAAAGAAATGCTCCTCTTAAATTTAAAGAATATAAGGATATATAGTCTATCAATCCTTAATAAATAACTAAAAAAATTCTATCAAAATGGCCGCTATTATAACTGATCAGATTAGAATATTAAATGCAAAGAATTTTGTTGCTGGCGTAACTTCTACTGCTAACGCATATTATTCTTTTATTGGATTGCCTAATCCTACTGATGTACAATCTGATTGGGATAGTGATCCCCCTTCTCCAAAAGACAATTTTGAAGAGGAAGATAGTTATTGGGATACTATGGTTGCACTTAAGAAGATTAATTCTTCTGATGCAAGAAGAGTAGTTCCTCGTAGAAAGTGGACTTCAGGAACCACCTACGATATGTATCGTAATGATTATAGTAGAACAAATACTGCTGCTGTTTCTGGTGCTACTAATTTATATGCAGCAACTTATTTTGTAGTTAATAGTGACTATAGAGTATATGAATGTCTTAGGAATGGTATGGATCCTGATAATCCTAATGGAAAACCTTCTTTAGACGAACCTACTTTTACAGATTTAGAACCTAGAAGTGCAGGTACTAGTGGAGATGGATATCTTTGGAAATATCTTTATACTATTAAACCTAGTGATATTGTAAAATTTGAATCAACCGATTATATTCCTGTTCCATCAGATTGGGAAACAAGCACTGACAATTCTGCAGTGAGAGCTAATGCTGTTGATGGATCTATTAAGGTTGTGACCATTGGTAATAGAGGTGTGGGTATAGGTACTGCAGATGCAGTGTATACAAAGGTTCCTATTAAAGGAAATGGATCTGGAGCAGAATGCACCATCACAATAGATTCTTCATCTCAAGTTTCTGATGTTACAGTATCCACTCAAGGTTCGGGTTATACTTATGGTAGTGTAGATTTAGTTGCAGGAGGTGTTCCTACAGGAACTACAAGACCAGTCTTGGATGTTATTATATCTCCTCCAGGTGGTCATGGATCAAACATCTATAGAGAACTTGGTGCATATAATGTTCTTTTATATTCTCGAATTGAGAATGATAATGAGAATCCTGATTTTGTAACAGGAAACCAAATTGCAAGAGTTGGTCTTGTATGTAACCCTCAAGCATTTGATAGTACATCTTTATTATCGGTAGATAAGGCAACTGCGTGTAGTGCTTTAAGATTATCGGGTGCTGGTTATAGTAGTGCAACTTTTACTGCTGATTCTTATGTTACTCAGACAATTGCAACAGGAACTACTGCTGCAGGAAGAGTTGTAAGTTATGATCAAACTACTGGTGTTCTTAAATATTGGCAGGACAAAGCACTTGCTGGATTTAATACTGTGGGTGCTGCTGTTACAGAACCTACATATGGATTTAACTTAAATGCATTTACTTCTTCTCCAGATACGGGAGGTGCTTTAACTATTGTTCCTTCTAGTGGTTCTAGTTTGGCAATTGATACTTCTTTTACAGGTGTATCTACGGTAATAAATAATAGAACCTATTACTTAGGTCAAGAGTTTACAAATGGAATTGGAAATCCTGAAGTTAAAAAGTATTCAGGAAATATCATTTATGTTGATAATAGACCATCTATCACCAGATCCTCCACTCAGAAGGAAGACATTAAAATAATCTTGCAGTTCTAAGAAATCATGCCCCAGTTAACGAATTTAAACGTATCACCATATTTTGATGATTTTGATCCTGCTAATGATTATTATCGGGTGCTATTTAAACCTGGACGTCCTGTACAGGCAAGGGAATTAACTGGGCTGCAATCTATGTTGCAGAACCAAATTGAAAAATTTGGTCAACATTTTTTTAAAGAAGGTGCTAAAGTAATACCAGGTAATACTTCATTCACAAATCAATACACTTGTATTCAATTAAAT